GCAAAAGAAAAAGAATTAAACATCCGACTGAATAAAAACGTAGGTGAATGGGACTGGGACGCTCTTGCTAATTACTTTGACGTAGGGGAACTGACAGAGTGGGGATTTACCGATGATGAACTCCAATTCTATGAAGATGAGGATTATTACACGCAGAAAATAACCCCGATTGTTTATGAGCCGAAATCTGGAAAACCTGATGTTTCTGAATTATATGACATGACTCACGCTAAAGACCTTATTGAGCAGATCAATAAGCAAGAGATTGATGAAAATGAAAAAGAGTTTTTAATTATTTCTGCATACCGCCATATAGTATTTGATTATGCAAAGATAGCCGAGTTTTATGCCAATAGCGATAACGATGTGAAGGGTCTGATTGAAGATTCGGCATTGATATTGGTTGATTCAAAGAAAGCAATAGAGCAAGGTTTTTTACAACTAACGGAAGATTTAACGAAGACTATGGTGAATGATTATGCCTAATGATTTTGCTGTATTTATACTCACACACGGACGTCCAAACAGGGTTGCAACGTATGATTCATTAAAGAAGTCAGGTTATACGGGGAAAATATATCTGATAGTGGATGATGAAGATGAAAGGATTGAGCAGTATCGAAAAAAATTTGGGAATAGTATTATTGTTTTTGATAAGGAGGGAGTGAGTAAAACATTTGATACTGGGGATAATTTCGATAACAGGGGGAGTGTTGTTTATGCGAGAAATGTTTGCTTTGATATAGCTAATGATCTTGGTATTAAACACTTCATCCAGTTGGATGATGATTATACAAGTTTCATCTATAAGTATGATGAAAGACTAAACTATTGTGAAAGACCTATAAGAAATCTTGATGGTGTATTTAGTGCTTTATTAAAGTTTTATCTTTCAACTAATGCCCTGACGATTGCGATGGCTCAAAATGGAGATTTTATTGGGGGTAAAAATAGTTCATGGGCTAAAGATGTTAGGTTGCACCGAAAAGCGATGAACACATTTATTTGTAGCACAGACAGACCCTTTAAGTTTTTAGGAAGAATAAATGAGGATGTTAATACTTATGTGCAGTTGGGGGGCAGGGGGTTGCTCTTATTGACAATACCAAATGTGGCTATCATTCAAAGATCAACGCAAAAGACAAAAGGTGGAATGACTGAACTATATCTGGATGGTGGCACATATTTGAAGTCTCTTTATTCTGTTATGTATAACCCGTCTTGTGTAAAGATTAAAAAAATGGGTCATAAAAATAAGAGACTGCACCACAGCGTTAGTTGGAATAATGCAGTACCAAAAATAATTAGGGAAGATTATAGGGCTTATGCCTGACGTTGATAAAACAACGAAAAGCAACGGAAAGATGGAAGGCGGTATTACAGGCAAGGGTTTTAAGAAAGGTCAGTCCGGCAATCCAAACGGCAGACCGAAGGGCGTACAATCTATCCCTGACATACTCAGGAAGATAGGTGATGAGGAAGGCACAAAGTCAGGTGACTTAACGAAGTTGCAATATGTTATGCGGAAAGTATTTGATTTCGCTGTGGAGGGCAAGCCCTGGGCGGTGCAGTTCATAGCGGACAGGACGGAGGGAAAAGCGGTGGAACGAAAGGTGGACGTAACGGAGGAGTGGAAGGATATTGCCAGAGAGATATTAGAACCTTGATGTGCAAGCCAACAAACAAAAGTACTTCAACGCCATCGGATACGAGCCAGAGCCGTGCCAGTGGGACATCCACAACTCAGACAAGCGGTTCAGGGTTAACATCCAGGGTAGGCGGTCTGGCAAAAGCTATGCGTCTGCTCGTGAAGCTGAGGTGGCAATCTATACGCCTGAGACTCGTGGATGGGTTGTTGCACCGACTTATGACCTGGCGGCTAAAATTGGGAGAGAGATTCATCAAAATCTTGTACTCAATCAACAATTTGCAATCACTAAAAGAATGGTCGGCGGCTCAATGTTCTCCGCAACCTTCAAAAACGGAAGCGAGGTCAGCCTTAAATCAGCCGAGAATCCCGACTCCCTTATCGGAGAAGGACTTGACTGGCTTATCATTGATGAAGCCGCCATCCTTCCAAAGCGAACTTGGGAGCAATACCTCAGACCTACTCTATCAGACAGAAGTGGGTGGGTTCTATTCGTGTCAACTCCCAGAGGGTTTAACTGGCTATATGATCTATACATCAGAGGGCAGTCTTCTGATTATCCCGAATGGGAATCATGGCAACACGCCAGTCATGGGTCACGGTATTTCAGGGATAGCGTAGAGAACTTAAAGCATGAGCTCACAAAAGAGACATACCTCCAAGAGTACGAAGCGCAATTTACGTCCTTTGCTGGCAAAGTCTATCCCTTCAGCCGAGATGTTCACGTTAAGCGATTGGATCGCAACGACGCTTGGGAGACTTACTGCTCTATTGATTTTGGTTATAGGATGCCCGCTGTGGTTTGGTTTCAGGTTGGCAAAGTCGCTGGTGAACATGAGGTTCACATCATAGATGAGATCGCTCACACAACAGATATTAGAACGGATGAACTTGCTGACAAGATTCTTGCAAAGGGCTATCCCGTCCAGAAATACTTTTGTGATCCGGCGGGTGAGGGAGTTCAGTCATCTTCTGGACTTGGTGATGTGCAGGTCTTCCGTCGCAAAGGCATATCGCCGCTATCGCATAAGACTGACAAAATCTCAAGATCAATTCCCTCCGGCATTGACTTAGTTCGTAGCTATCTTGAAAATGCTGAAGGCAATGCGAGGCTGTTTATTGCTGATACGTGCAAAGGTATTATTGCGGATTTTGAGAATTACCGATACCCCGAAAAGAAAGAGGACAGGAAGCTAAAGGATGAGCCGCTCAAAGACGGCTATCACGATCACGGTATGGATGCCGTGAGATACTTTTTTACGAATAGATTTCCGATTCGCAAGCGGGAGGTTACGGAAATGCAAAGGTGGTAAAATGATTGTTCCCGACTTGTCATTGCAGGCGGTTATCGCCAGCGTGAAGAAATATATCGATGACTCCCATATCAAAGAAAAAGAGAATCGTCTGAGTGCTATGAACTATTACGAGGGGATTAACCTCGAAGGCGAATGCCGTAAATGGTTTGATAGTAACGCACTGAAGTATGCGCCGCCACTGGCTCAGAATATCACGAAGAAGGTTATTGATGCCCGCTTCATCGCTTACAAGACCGCCCCTGAACGCAAGGCTGACGAACGCTATCTGGATGTTTTAGGTGATCTCGATCAGGACATGATTGAGCTGGACAGATTGACGGGGCTCTTAGGTACGGTAGCGATTATGCGCTGGTTCGATGAAGAGCGAGGGGTGCTTGACTCGATAATCTTAACAGACTTCGAACCGATATTCCTTCCAGGGAATCCCGATCCTGTCGGTGTGGTATATCCCCTGTTCTCGCATGGTAAGGCGCAAGAGTGCGAACAGGAGTGGGTCTTCTGGTCTGATGAGGCGCACTTCAAAATACTAAAGGGGGGCAAGATCATTTCAGTTAATGACGATGATGTTAACCCTCACGGTCGGATGCCAATCCTCTTCAGCCATCTCTATTCTATGCTGGGAAACGAATGGTGGCGGACAGGTAAGGGGGTCATGGTATCTAATGCCAACCTTCTTTACAACGTATTCGGGACTCAGTTATCGCTTGGGAATATGTACCAATCGTTGGGGCAAAGTGTTCTGACAGGAGTGGATGAAGCAGTCAGGATCAAGATGGATGTATCGAAGATGCTGGTCTTGCCAGAGGGAGCAAACTATTCAATCGTTTCCCCGTCCGGCTCATTGGATCAGATCAGGGAGAACATGAAATGGGTAGTAGAGACTTGTGCTCATTCGCTACATCTAAAGATTAAGTGGGGCAGTGATGCGGGCTCTACATCAGGGGAGCATCAACGGGTACTGGAGGTCGATCTGACTGAGGCGGTGATGAGTGACTTCGAACGCTGGCGTAAGTTTGAGAAGGAAAGATTTGAATTAGACAGGGTGGTTCTCGATACACATGGGATCAGTATAGGTGATGAGTTCGGGATCAATTTCTCTGAGCCTCACATCCCTTTAAGTCCTCAACAGGAGCGGGAAGAGTGGGAGTGGAAGTGGGCTAACGGGCTGGCAACCAAGAAGGATTGGTTCAGGCACTACAACCCTGATATGGACGAGGGTGAAATAGATGAACGGCTGGGAGAGGCACAGACCGAATTAAAGCCAGAGCCCAAAGAACAACCGCAAGGATTGTTAGGAGCATTAGCGAGGCAAGTTGCCTGATCTTCAAAACGAAATAGAATTGGCGGCGATTGAATTCGCTCGGGCAGTAGAGGCGATGGAAGTGTCACTTGTCAATGCCATTGCGGATATGAGTAAACAGGGGTTAACAAGAAACGAGATCTATCTCGCCCTATCTGCTCTCAATATGGAAGAGTTTGTATTGACCAATATGGGTTTCGCCGCCGACATTGATAATCTCATGATAAAATATGAAACGGGAATCCTTGCTAATATGCAGATGTATGGATCAGTTACCGAGCCGATGCTTCAATCGATGGTTTCAATAGACAAGGCGACCTTTTTGAAGCGGGCAGGCTATCAGGCTAACCTTATCAAACAGGAGTTAAGCCGCAAGGTACTTGCGGGAGCAAGTGAAACCGCAATGCTCAAAGCCCTTAAAACTGTTGTGCAACCCCATCAGGCTAAGACGCTGGTTAACACTACGCTCAATACATTCAGCCGAACTGTTAATGCTGAGATGGCACAGGGATTGCCTGCCGATCAGAAATTTATCTATGAAGGTGCTATTGATGACAGAACTCGTGACATCTGTTTAGAAATGGCAAGTGCTGGGCAATTAACAAAGGCGGAACTTGAATCGTCTTATCCTGGGACGTTGATAGATGGCGGGGGATATAATTGTCGGCACAGGTGGGTTGCAGTTGAAGCCGCATCGTCAGAACTATTAAATCGGTCGGGTGCGAAACAACGTATAGATACTAAACAGGAGCAGGGGAAGTGGCAAACGCCTCAGACACCCCTTGAACAATTAGGTGGCTAAAGAATTAGCAAATGCAATCCCGAGGTCAGAAACGGCATGGAAAAAGCTCGGGTATGAGATTGTCAAGAAGATTAAGAACTGGACAATTAAACAGGGGAAGGATGTTTATGGTCGCCCTTTCAAGGCTTATTCAAAACAATATGCCACGCATAAGGCGGCGGGGAAATTCCCTCGTCAGTCAATGGTTCATGCAAAGGGGAAGCCAAACTTTGTTTTAACGGGTGACACAATGGGTGATCTTAAAGTTTTAGACGCAACACGGGATTCGGTTACTATTGGCTGGGCGGCATGGGGACATATTATCGAAGGACAGGCTAAAAGAGGGAGAGCCGTATCGACAGACGATCAGCCTGTTGCTAAACACATTATAGACTTTGTTGCGAAGAATTATCTAAAGCAATTAGATACCAATCTCAGGAAAACATCCAGCATAGTTAAGTACTCTATTGGATAAGATATAACAAACGAAGGAGGTCAGCATGACCGAAGAAACTAAAGAGGCTCAGGAGAGTCAAGAGGTCGAATCAGATGTTGCAGGCGATGACAAGCCGAAGTTCACTTTTAGCGATACTGATTACGCCGACACGGTAGCAGAAAGCAAGAAGTATCGGCAAAGAGCACAGAAGGCAGAACAGAAGTTAGATAAACTTCAGAAGCGTGTTGAGACCGAGCGACAGAAACAAATGGCAGATAACGATGAGTGGCGTGAGCTGGCTGAAGAGCGGGCTCAGAAAATCGCTGAACTCGAGCCCATTGTTGAAAGGGCGCAAGCGGCAGAAAACTTAATGCGTAACGAACTGCTTTCAGATTTCTCGGATGAAGACCGAGAAACTTTCAAAGAACTTCCCACGCCCGCCTTACGGAAGGTGCATGGGAAAATTCTAAAACCTAAACCCGCCAAGACTGATTCATCAGTTGCAGGTGCTTCCTCTCTTCCGTCTAAGAAGATGTCTAATATGACGAAAGAAGAAAAACGTGACAACTGGTCAGGGGTGTTGGCGAGTTACATCAAATAGGAATTAAACATGGCAGAAGTAACACTAACTACTGCTGCAAACTTTGAGTAATTGGAGTTTTCAAACCTTGCTATATGCTGGAAACCCCTTAGAGCCAAACATACCGACTGCCAAGTCATCAGGTGAAAATTGTTTGGATTGGGCAATCAGCAGGGAAGTGGTGGTTCACCCCTCAACGACTATACGCAGGGCGTTCAGTGAACGAAGATATAGTCTGTTCTTATGTGAGAGCATAAGAAGTAATCAGAAATGATTGCTCGCCTTAAAAATTTTAAGGTCACTTAAGTAACAGAAAGATTCCCGAGCTATGGGCTGATGGCATACTTGACTACGCAGAACGTGCATTCCAATTACGGAATCAGGTGACTGATCTGTCAAGCATGGTTTCAGAAGGTGGCGACACTATCCACGTTCCAAAAGTAACCGAAGAGACAGCGGCTTCATTGTCCTCTGGCTCGGCTGTTACCTATGGTGTGAACACGGATGGCAAAGTTGACCTCTCTGTTGACCAACACGCCTACGAAGCAAAACGCATAGGCGACATCGTAAAGGTTCAGGAAAATGCTGACCTTTTTTCGATGTATGCCAAAAGCATGGGTGAATCGCCCCTCATGGTAGCAATAGCATGATGAACATTGGAGTATTAAGCGGGAAACCTAAGTGCGAAAGCATAAGGCAATCCGAACCGAAGGATGTACTAAGTACATTCAGGGGCAGAGCATAGATGATGAAAAGATATAACTCATCCAAGAGACTCCGACAACTCACGTTAGTTGAAAAGATATGCCGATACTCCGTAGAAATGCGGAGATGTAAGATAAAAAACTTACTACAACAAATGTATTCCATCGCAAAGTTCGTTGAGAACTATATTGCGGTGTCAGTAATCCAGGCGGCTACTGGGAATGATGTGACGCTAAGTACGGATAATACCTTCACCACCGCCCTTATTAGAAGCGGACTTCAAAGTTTCCTTGATGCGGGTCATTCTTACACGGAC